TGGATGGACTCGTCAATCACCGGCATCGACGCAGTCACATGGGCCGCGTGCCGCAACGACGATGTGATGCCCGGCACCGAGATCGCACTCGGCCTCGACTTCACGCCGGAGCGCGACCGCGGCGCGCTCGTCGTCGCCGGATTCGTGGAGCTAGACGACCATGAAACGGTTTGCGCGATCGAAGTGCTCGAAGCAGGCTCCGACCTCGAGCGCATCATCTCTCGCGCCGCCGAGATCGCGAACACGTGGAACTGCCTCATCACTCTCGACCGCGGCTCGCCCGCTGCGTCTGCGATACCTGCACTCGAGCGGCTCACGCAGCAAGAAGACGGCACAAACAGGGTGCGTATGATCCCTCTCACCGAGCTCGTGCGCGGATGCGGCGACTTCCACGACGCCGCCACTCACGCTCGCCTCTCGCACCGCGGCGACTACCGGCTCACCGACGCGGTCACGTCCGCGACGAAGCGCAGCGTCGGAGAGGCCTGGTGTTGGAAACGCCGAGGCTCTGCGGACATCTCTCCGCTCGTCGCTGCGACGCTTGCACGCTGGGGCCTCATCACTGCGCCCGAGCCGCTCTCGCCCGCCGTCTACTGATAGCCGTCTATCAAACGAGCTAGCATCCCTTCCCCGATGGCCGACTACACGACAGAGTCAGGGCTCGTCGTCACGGACCGGCGGCACTTCCGCGCCGACGACCCTCGCGCATGGCCTGCGAATGTCGGCGGCCCCGGCGTCAACACGCCGCCGTCAACGGTCGGCCCGACGAGCTCCGAAGGGTTCGGCAACACACACGTCATGTACCCCGATGCGGCGCAGGCGCAAATGCAGCGCATGCCGATCATCTCGCCGCAAGTGCAGGCGTGGTCGGGCTGGCCCGTCGAATGGTCAACGCCGAACTGGGGCGACGCGGTCGGCGGACTCGCCGGGATCATCAACCGCGTCTCCGTCGTGTTCGGCGCGATCGACCTCAACGCTTCGATCCTGTCGACGATGCCCCCGTACCGGATGCAGGGTCAGGAGATCATCGACCCGCTGCCATGGATGAACAACCCGCAGCCGGAGGTCTACACCGGCTGGACCGAGTTCATGAAGCAAGTGGTCATGAGCTACTTCAACGGCGAGGTCTTCCTGTGGGCGACGCGTCGCTACATGGACGGCCCAGGCGGCGCACCTGGCACCGTGCGCAACATGGTCATGCTCAACCCCGCGTGGGTCGATGTCGAGATGCGCGGCCAAGTGCGCTCGTACTTCATGGGCGGACTCGACATCACTGCCGACTGTCTGCACATCCGCTACTCGTCGTGGCCCGGCGACCCTCACGGGCATGGGCCGATGGAGGCGCTCGTCTCGAACCTCGTCGGCGCGACCGCACTCGAGCGATACCAGGCCGGGCTCGCCCATCGCGGCGGCATCCCCTGGGGCGTGCTCACTGCGCCGGGCAACCTGTCGCAGCAGCAAGCGACGGCACTGCGCGAAGGGTTCGTCGCCGCTCGCCTGTCCGCGAATGGTGCGCCAGCGATCATGTCCGGCGGCGTCACGCTCGCGCCGTTCACGATCACCCCGAAGGACATGGCATTGCTCGAGCTAAGGCAGTTCGACGAAGCGCGCATCGCCACACTGCTGTCGGTCCCGCCGACTCTGCTCGGCCTGCCCTCCGGTGACTCGATGACGTACCGCAACGTCGAAGGGATCTACGACTTTCACTGGCGCGCCTACCTCCGACCGAAGGCGGCGGCGATCATGGAGGCGATCTCGAACTGGACAACGGCGTCGACACAGACCGTGCAGCTCAACCGCGACGAGTACGTCCGGCCCGCCGTCGCAGAGCGCGTGCAAGGTTGGTCGACGCTGTTCAACATCTTCGACCCGGCGACCGGCGAGCGTGCGATCACGATCCCCGAGATTCGTGCCGCCGAGAAGCTGGGGTCAGTGACGCAGCCGCACGAGACTTCGATCGCCGCGACGGCATGAACAACACCGATCAGAGCGACCTCATCGCTCAAGCGCTCGGAGGAGTCGTCGAGCTCGGCCCCGACACAGCCAGGGCCATCGAGCTCGGTGATGCAGTGTCTCGGTACGTCGGATCGCGACCGGCTGCTGCCCGCCCGTCGGCCGACCCCGGCGTGCTCGAGACACTGCGCTCGATGAGTGCGGGCGTGATCCGACCGGGCGACATCCTCATCGTCGGCGCAGGCGACCGGCTCACAATGCAGCAAGCGCACGACCTACGCGAAACGCTGCTCGTCAAGCTGCCCGGCATCGGTGACGTCGTCGTGTTGGGCGGAACCGTCGAAGGGATCTACCGAGGAGAACCGACATGACTCAGCAGCTGTTCATTCGCGCTTACCCGACGACGCTCGAGATCGCAGACAAGCGCACGCTGTCGGGTCGTCTCGTGCCGTACAACGAGCCAGCCAACGTGCTCGACGAACTGCCCGGCGGCAAGCGCGACATCTATCAGGAAGGGTTCCGGCCCGGCGCGTTCGCACCGCAGGCCAACTCGACCAACCAAGGCGTCATCGCCAAGATCGGATTCGTCCACACACACGTCGGTGGGCTCGGCTACATGGGCACCTTCACCGGACTCAAGGAGCGAGCGGACGGGCTCTACGGCAACGTGCGCGTGATGCCGACGAAGGCGGCCGACCTCGAAGCGCTGCTCGAGTCCGGCGTGCGCGAGCTGTCCGTCGAGTTCCATCTCCCGCGAGGCTCCAACACCGAGGTCGACGCCGCGGGCATCCGTTGGCGCACGCACGCTCATCTCGTGCAAGTCGCACTCGAAGCCAAGGGCGCATACTCCAGCGCGCAGGTGCTCGCGTTCCGCTCCGAGATGGAGCAAGAGGACAAGGAGCAAGCTGAGGCCGAGGCCGCCGCAGAGGCGGAGCGCAAGGCCACCGAGGAGGCCGAAAGCGCCGACGAGGCGACCAAGCGCGAGGAGCACGAGCGTGCAGAGCGCGAAGCCGAAGAGCGCGAAACGCGCCGCCGCCTGTGGGACGAGCTGAGCTCTCGAGTCGATTCCGATGTGATGAAGCAGGAGCAGCTCGTGCGCGAGTTCGGCATCACCAAGCCCGGCGGATTCCGTCGACCTACTTGATAGACGTCTGTCAGCTCGTTACCCTCCCGCCTCAGCAGAGGAGACAGCCCCGCCTCACCGCATCGAAGACGTACGCGTTCGCCATCGCAAGGCCCGCCCGCTCGGAGTGAGTGACCGACCTGCCCGATGTCCCCACAGATGGACGACCTGTCCACTTCACTCGGAGGCATTCATGGCACACGCACTCATCACGGACTACGTCGGAGAGCGAGACAAGCTCGTCAACACCGTCAACGTCCTCAAGCAGAACGCGCTCAACAACAACACCGACCCGACCGAGCTCGACCTCGAGACGATGAAGAAGGCCTACGCCCGCATCGACAAGCTCGACGAGCTCATCAAGATCATCGGTGAAGACCGCGACATGGACGACGACACGCGGGACAAGCTCCTGCGCTCGACGCCCGTCTCGACCGGCCTCGCCAAGTACCGCTCCGGCGGCGAGATGGTATGGGACTGCCTGCACGCCAACTTCGGCAGCAGCCACGACCACGACGACCAGGAAGCCCGCAACCGCTGGGAAGGCGTGATGAAGCGCGCTGCTCAGCACATGGGCACCGACGCCGCAGTGACCACGCCGGTCGCCGGTGGCTTCGGCGGGCTCTACGTCGCGCCGGTCGTCGGCCCGGTCATCGACCTCTCGCCCACCGGGCAGCCGTTCCTCACGGCGATGGGCAAGCAGCCCGCACCGAACAGCATGAGCTTCTCGCGTCCGCGCATCGTCGACCCGAACTTCAAGACCGGCGCTGCACCGCAAGGACTCGAGAAGGCCGAGCTGACCTCCGTCAAGTTCGACGTCAAGGTCGACACGCTGACGCTCGAGACGGTCGGCGGCTACCTCAACGTCAGCCAGCAGCTGATGAGCCTGCACCCGACCGCGTGGAACATCATCATCGGCCAGCTCCAGAAGCGTGTCGCCTACCAAGGCGAGAAGGCAGCGATCACCGAGCTCTCGTTGACCACGGCTCACGTGCCGCTGGCCGCAGGAGCCGACGCGGCGACCGTGCTCGCCGCGCTCTTCGATGGTGCGGCGCTCGTCTACCAGAACACGAACGAGCTCCCGACGTGGATCGCCTACGTT